TCCACCTCGGCGATGGTGCCGAGGCGGATCAGGTTGTGCAGCAGGCGGAGGAGTTCGGGAATGTTCATAGCCGCTATCCTGCGGCGGCGTTTGGCGAAGGCGAAGCGGCGGCGGGTGTGAATGGGGCGGTTTACACTGAAAAGAAATGCGCCCAGCCAAGCTGGGCGCGAAAGCTACGGTGAAAGCTGGAATTCCAGTTTGGGTTGATAACGTTGAGCAATCGTTGCGCCATCTACCACATGACCATAGAGCCGCTTGCCAGCTGGCGAGCCAAGTTGGGTAAGGGCGTCGTATAAATGATAGTGGCGGTAAAGGTCACGGATTTGCAGCATGTGGCAGCATAGTGACTGCAGGTTGAGTTGGTCGGCCTTATCTAGCGTGGCGGGCAAGATATGAGGGGCATCCACCGTGGTACATGGGGAGGCCGGTAGCCACTCGCCTTCCAGGGCGTAGGCGGCAATGAATTGGCGAGCGGCATTCAGTTGGCTGGCGGGAATATCTTCGCCACGGCTCACGCCAAAGGCTTTGCGTACTTGCGACCACAGGTGTGAGCGAGCGCGTTGTTGAATGCCTTTGGGGTAGTGGCGCAACCGTCCGTCGACAACTGCCGCTAAACAGTGGAACCCATCGGTGCCAATCGTCTGGCCGATCAAGGTACTCATTCTGCCTTCGGTATCGTGGTAGTGGCCGTGCTTTCGGATGGCGGGTAGCACCTCGGCGGTGACCCACTTCTTGAAGCGTTTGGCTTCGGGTTTGCGTGAGCGAAGGATGGCTGAGTAGAGACCGGATTCGTTGATGATGGTCATCCCCTGATCGCCAGAGGGGGTCCCCACAATCTGGGTACCCCTTTCGTCATCATCTAACCAACGTGTAAACCTCTCCGCTTCGCGGTACTCAAGGGCGCGGGCAACGTCACTAGCCACGAACCACGGCTGATCATCAATCAGCAGGGTACGGACTTCGCGGGTATCAAACCGGAAGGGCAGAATTTCGGCGGTTGCAGTGCTATTATTCATGGGCAGTTCCTTTCATAGAGGTTGGGGCTGTGCTTCCTGAAGCCCTTGGCGTTGCAGCGCCGAGGGCTTCTTCATTTTTAAGCTGCTGAGTTTGTAGTCTCACGAAGCATCGCCTCTTTTAGGTAGTGATTAATAAGCCATGTTTGGCTTCTATCTTCCCTTTTCGCTTTTTCTTTTATCCAGCTTTTGATTTCCGGCTTAAGGCGAATTTTTAGCTGGGGGTCTCGTTGATTCATTTGCGTTAATCCTCTGTTGAACCCATTGGGTGTTAAAAAAGTACCCTTTGGGTTCTATTGTGTCAAGAACCCATTAGGTGCATTATTTGCAAAATGAGCACACACGATACACATACCCAATACAAACTACGGATGCCGCCCGAGCTTAGGGATAGGCTAAAGGCTGCATCCGAAGAAAATTACCGCTCCATGAATGCGGAAATTGTTGCTCGCCTGGAGCAGAGCTTCAAAGACGAGCAATCTGACGCTTTGGTCGATGATGTTCCGCCCGAGCAGATGCTGAAAATCTTTGATATTTTCAGGGAAGAGCTAGAAGAGAAGATCAAGCGTGGGGAGGCGAGTAAGGGCATTCCAAAATTATCACGCAAGCTATCCAGTAGTAATGAAGATGATGAGTGAAAACTTTTACGCCTTCTCGTCGTAAATACCCCTTTATTCCCCTCCCAAGTGTCTCAGCACGGAATCCATGATGTGTTCTTGATCCAGCGCGGTGAAACCGAGCAGCACCCGCTGGGCGTACTCCACGCGGGGGCCGTCGCGGGTGACGCGATCTTTTAGGCCGCGCTGGTGGGTGGCGGCGATGCGGGCGACGCTGCCGAAGAAACCCACCACGGCGGTGTCGCCTTGGGCGGTGGCCTTGAGCCATTTGGCGGTGGAGAGTTTGCTGAACATGGCGCGGCGTTTGATGCTGCCTTGCTGGGCGCGCAGGCGCTGTTCTTTGCGCGGGGCGTAGGGCGTGCCATCCGGGTTGGTTTGGGCGCGGATGCGTTCGCGCTGGCGGCGGCGAAGATCCCGTGCCACGTTGCGGGCCAGGGCGCGTCGCTCCTTGGCGCTAAGCTTGGCGAGCAGCGGGCCGACCCACTCTTCCAACGCCTGCATGTTATCCGCCATGCGGGCCGTCCCATTCGGCTACCAGGGTGTAATCGCTTTGGGCTTCGCTATCGCGGATCAGTAGCTGCCAGCGGGTATCCGGGCAGCCGGTTGAATCAAACCGGGGCAGGGCGCGGTCGACCTTAATGTGCCCGGTCGCGCATTCCACCTTGGCGAGCACCCGTTCGCTGAGCGTTACCCGCAAGGCCACATCCACCGATTGGTGGCTGAGAATCTCGGCTTCGAAGCGGATGGCTTCAGCGGGGTCGGCGTCGGGCTGGTATTCGGCCAGCCACTGCAGCAGCGGCACGATGATGGTATCCAGGTTCGCGCTGAAGTCGGTGAGCACGAGCTGGGCGGTGAACTGATATTCGTGGGTGAGGTTGGGGCCACGGCGAAAGGCGATGCTGCCTTCTTCCACGAAGGTGAGCAGCCGTTCGGGGTCTTTCGCTAAGGCGGGTACCGCGTTAATCAGGTGAGCGCGTAGCAGGTGGAGTTTCTGCATGGTGGGCCTCTTGGCAGGCGATGACGGCATCGACCTCGGCGGCGCACTGTGCCCAGGCGGCTTCGGTGCGTTCTAGCTGCAAGTCGAGTTCACCGTTGGTTTCGGGATTACTCGCGGGGAGCGTGCAGGGGCTGGGGGTCGCGCACTGATTGATGATAAGCGTCGGCACCGGTGACGGCGGGGCGGCGGCGCATCCGGATAACAGCATCAGGCAGGCGAGAGCCAGCCCAAGCGCGAAGTTCTGCATTTTCACGGTGTAGCTCCTCAATGGTGGCTAGGCGATTAGCCGCTGTGCGGGTGAGTGCTGCCTGCTGCTGAGTGAGGGCACGGCGCTGGCTCTCTAGGCGCATGGCGTTTTCCCAGAGCGCATCGATGACCACTTTGCTTTCTGCTTCCCGCTGCTGTGATTGGGCGAGCTGCTGTTCGGCCAGTTCGGCGCGGGCTTCGGCGGCATGGGTGCGCTGCCACAGCGCCCAGGTGACCAGCAGCACGAGCACCAGAATGGCAAGGGCGGCGAGCAGACGGGTCATGGTTGAGCCTCCTGTACTAAGCCTGCCAAGCAGATCTCTTTCTCAGTGGCGCGTCGGCTAACCAGCCCGTTGAGCCGTTTTCCCCCGGCGTAAACCCAGCGGCTGAGCTCGTGGCAGGCACCGCGTAGGTCGCCCCGGTTGAGTTTGCGCAGCAGGGTGGAGCGGGCGAAGTTGCCGGCCCCGACGTTGTAAACGAACGAGGCCAGCGCGGCGCGGGTGGGTTCTGGTAGCTCGACCTTGGCGCGGCGATCCACCACCGCGAAGGCCTCGCCGAGATCCTGCTGCAGCAGGGCGGTGCATTCTGCCTGGCTGAGCGTTTGCCCCAGGCGAGCGGTTTCCGTGTGGCCATAGCAAATGGTGGGGATGCCCACGGGGTCGCGGTAGGCGGTGGGCTCGTACCCTTCATAAAACGACACCACGGCGGTGGCGATGCTGATGGCCCCGGCTGCCAGGCTGACGCCGAGCTTGGTTTTAAGACCCACGGCGGTTCTCCCAATAGTCACGTAAGCGGGTGAGGTAGCGGGGAATCAGCAGCCCGATTTGTAGCGCCAGGTAGAGCAGGGTTAGCACCGTGACCCAGTCGGCGGGCGTCATGCCGCCAACGTGCAGCAGCGAGACGATGGCCGGCGGCGTGACCTTGGCGCTTTCGGTGGTGATTTCAAAGTGGTGGCTCATTCGGGCCTCGGCGGTTTAGAACGTTAATCCCACAGGTTTACCGTGGGGGCACGTTGGGTGGCCTGGGGCAGCGCAGGCAGCGTGACCGGCGTGCCGTGGGGCAGCACCGGCCCCTGTTCTGCCAGCCCAGGGTTGGCGGCCAGCACTTGCTCGGTGACGCCTCGGGTGGTGCCGTAGATGCGGTAGCAAATGGCATCCAGGGTGTCGTGCTGCTGGGCGCGTACGGTGGTGGATTGAGAGCGGGTCATATCAGCTCGACCGTGCTGTGTGGCCGGCCTTCGATCTCGCTGATGGCCCAGGCGGCGTCGCGGCGGTAGCCATCGGCGGGGGCTTGGAGCTGTTCGCTGCGCTCCCGGGCGCTGTTGGTGGCGTCATAATCGGCGTAGTGCTCCAGCAGGCTGGCGTGAGCGGTGGAGTACACGGCGCGTAGGTAGAGCACGTTGAACACTTCCGGCGACTGCCACACGGGAATGGGTAGCGAGGCCATGGTGGGGTAACCCGCTTCGACCTTGGCCTGCTGCCAGTGGCGCAGCACGCGATTGACCGTGATCATGGCGGCCTTCAAGGCGCTTTCGATGCGCGGCTGAGTGATGGTGCTATCTAGCCGGTGCGTGGCGCGAAAGTCGCTGGGCTGGATGTCCGGCCAGAAGCCGTTGTTTTCGAGCGGGCTGTCGAGCGGCTGCTCGGTGGTGTCGCTTTTGGGTGTGCCTGCCGAGATAAAGCTGCTCATCGGTTCCCTCACTTGAATAAGAAGGGGGTGGGCGGCGTTCGAGCGTGGGCGTTAAAACGCCTGGCTCTTACGTCGCGCCCCCTGACGTCGGCGGTCGACTCGGTTGGCCGCTAGCCCGTGGGCGCAGCGGCAGCGTTCTGTTTGCGTTCGCGTTCCAGGCGTTCGAGGTCTTTCTTCACGCCAATGCGGTCGTTGAGCGCGAGGGCACGTTCCAGGTGGTGCTGGGCGTCGTCTAGCTGGCCGGTGGCTCGGCAGGCGTAGCCCAGCGCTTTGTGCAGCTTGGCGCGGATCTGATCGTGCATATCTGCATCGCGGGTGAGGGCTTCCACATCCACCAGGTGCACGAGCAGGGCGGTGGTGTCTGCGCCTTCTTCATCCAGCTGCTTCAGCGCCTGGTCGGCGACTTCCTCGGCGATGATGGCGGCGGTGCCGCGCTCGAATTGATCCGGCGGGGTAAGGCCGTGCTTGGTGGCGTACTTGGCGATGGCAATGGCCCCGGCGAGGTCACCGGCATCGATGCGCCAGAGCATCACACGCATCAGCACGTCGTCTTGCGCACCCTGGCCTGCTTCCAGCACGCCGGACACGTACTCGGCGTATTTGGGCAGTATCTCGCGCTTGATCTCGGCTTTGCGCTCCATGGATTGGGTGGATTTGAGCAGGCGATAGTCTTCAAACAGCGCGGCTTGCATCAGCTCATACGCTTCGCCTTGCATGGGGGCTTCTCCCGCGTCAGCAGCGGCGAGGGCCGCGCTGACGCGTTCAAAGTGGCGGCGGGCTGGGCTGGTCATCGTTTCTCCTTAACCGTTGATGGCTTTTTCAGAGAGTTCGATGTTTTCCACCAGGCAGCCCGCGCCGAAGTCTTCCACCACGTAGGCGTCGTTGGAGGACTCGTAGTTCTCCACGCGGTTGCGCTTGGGGTTCTCGGTGACGAAGCGGCGGCGGGCGCCGTTCTGCCAGTAGACCGAGAGGTTATCCAGGGTGGTGACCATCAGCGCGTTATCAGGGAAGAAGGGCACATCCATGCCTTGCAGCCCACCGATGCGCTTCTGGCTGATGACCAGATCGGCGGCGAGCTGCTCGCTGGGCGGTAGCTGGTTGAGCAGCGGGAAGTACTTATCCGACATCAGGTTGCGGCCGAGGATGACCACCAGCCCCGGCAGGCGGCGGAACCAGGGGGCGATGAGGCTGTTCACCACGTCGTAGACCAGAGCATCTAGCGTGGCGTAGTCGCCAACAATGCCTCCCGGTGTGGTTTCGCTGGGTGTCGGGTCGATCAGCACTTTGCCGTTGGTTTTACCGCCTGCCATGACGCGTGCTGGTGACTGGGTGCGGTAGTGCTGCAGCCAGCCGATGTTGACGTCTTGCAAATACGGGTTGGCCACCGGGTCGGTTTGCGCCGCGGCGGAGGTGCCGTTGAAGCCGATCATCATGCGGTCCAGCGCCTGCTGACGCACGATGACATCGCGCACCATGGCCTGGAAGTTGGGGAACTTGGCCCAGGCATCCAGCTTGGCGTACCCCAGGTGGGTGTCGAATTCGGTCATTCGGCACTCGTAGCCTTGGGCATCCAGCGTGGTGAGGTCGCGGGTTTTGCGGTCCTGGTTGGCGACGTTGGTACGGGCGGCGATGGGGCCGGTAACGCCGAGGGCGAGCTTTTCGCCTTTCAGCTCATCGACGCCGACCATGTTGATGCGCGAAAGGAAGTCGCTGGATTCCTGAATGCGCTTTTCCAACCGCTGCTGGATGGTGGGGTCGACGGCGAATTTCTGGGTGGCGTCCGGGACGCCGTTGAGCTTCGCCACCTGGGCGGCGAAGTTGTTGAAGTGCTTGCGGGTATCGTTGCGCATGGGCGTCTCTTAGCAGTCGGTTTCGATGTCGGTGTCGCCGCCGGTGGCAGGCGTGCGGGCCGGGCGGTTGGGGGTGCTGTCGAGCTGGGTATAGAGCGCGTCGAACTCTTTTTTCAGGGTCTCGTGGGCGCTTTTGAGCTCGTTGAAGGCGGCTTGCGTGGGGCGCTTTTTCAGGGCGTCGCTGAGTGCCTGGTGTTTTTCCACGAACAGGCCGAGGGTTTCTTCCAGCTCGCTGCGGAAGGCTTCAAAACCGGCGGCGCTTTTGGCATCCTGCTTTTTGAACAGCGCTTTGACCCGCTCGGCCAGCGAAGGGCCTTGCTCTTGCGGTTCATCACTAAACGAGAGGTCGGTTTCCAGCGCTTCGGAGAAGAGGTTCTCCGGGCGCTGTTTGCGGGCGGCCAGCGGGGAGTTTTTGCCCTCAGAGGCGCTGAACTTGAGCATGGAGGTGCCCAGCGAGGCGGGGGAGTCGGTGACCGCCAGGCCGACCAGGTAGGCTTCGCCGGTGTCGGCAAAGTCGAGGTCGATCTCCATGGAGGTGTAGGCCTTCTGGCGTTTTTCGACCATGGCCTTGAGTTCGTCGGTGGGGTCGATCTCGGCATAAAGGCCGAGCTTGCCGTCGTCGTCTTCCTCGGTTTTGAGCGCGGTTACGTCGCCATAGGCTTTGAAGGGGCCTTCCGGCAGCAGGCCTTTGATGTGTTCCATGTTGACCCGGCAGCCGTACTTGGCGGGGTCGAAGTTGGCGGCCATTTGGGTGAGCCATTCGGCGTTGATGGTGCGGCCATCGGTGGTTGCGCCTTCTTTTGCGATACGGTGCCAGGGCATGGTCGGGCCTCGGTGAGTGGGTGGGCGTTTGGCTGCGGTCAGGTTCCCCGCAGTGGGGCCTTGGCTCAATGAGGGCTGGGTGTAAGTAGCGCTACTTACACCGAGCGGGGCGATATTCGCCGTGCCTGCGCGGGTACGCTGGCGGCATGACAGCCCAAGCCCCAATCGACGACGACCAGCACCGCCTTTCTGCCCGCCATCTCTATTGGATGGGGTGGCGGATTGCGCGCATTGCCGAGTTCCTGGATTTGCCCCGGGCAACGATTGATAGCTGGAAAAAGCGCGACGCCTGGGACGAGGCCACGCCGACCCAGCGGGTAGAAGGGGCGCTGGAAGCGCGCCTGGTGCAGCTGATTTGGAAGGAGCATAAAGAGGGCAAGGATTTTAAGGAGATCGACCTGCTGGGCCGCCAGATCGAGCGGCTTGCCCGGGTACACAAGTACCAGGGCAGCGGGAAGGAAGCCGACCTGAACCCCAACATCGAGCGCCGCAACGAGGGGCCGAAGAAGAAGCCCGCCCGTAATGATGTGGGCGATGAGGGGGTGATTCAGATCGTCGAGGCGTTCGAGGCCTCGCTGTTTGATTACCAGCGGGGCTGGTACCGGGCGGGGCAGCATGAGCGCATTCGTAACCTGCTCAAGTCGAGGCAGATCGGGGCGACCTGGTACTTCGCCCGTGAGGCGATTGCCGATGCTATGGAGACCGGCAAGAACAAAATCTTCATGAGCGCGAGTAAGGCCCAGGCGCACATCTTCCGCCACTACATCGTGCAGTTCGTGAAGGAAGTGACCGGGGTGGAGCTCAAGGGCGACCCGATCATTCTCGCCAATGGCGCGGAGCTGCATTTTCTGGGTACCAATGCGAAAACCGCCCAGGGCTACCACGGCGATACCTACCTGGATGAATACTTCTGGATTCATGGCTTCGAGACGTTCCGCAAGGTGACGTCGGGCATGGCCATGCATAAGAAGTGGAAACAGACCTACTTCAGCACGCCTTCCTCGGTAGCCCATGAGGCGTACCCGTTCTGGACCGGCGATCGGTTCAACAAACGCCAGAAGAAAGCCGACCGGGTGAAGATTGATGTGAGCCACGCGGCGCTGAAAAACGGGGCGCGGGGGTCGGATGGCCAGTGGCGGCAGATCGTGACCATTGAGGATGCGATTGCCGGGGGCTGTGACCTGTTCGACATCGACCAGCTGCGCCTTGAATACTCGGATGACGAGTTTGCGAACCTGCTGATGTGCGAGTTCGTGGACGATACGCAAAGCGCATTCCCGCTGGCGATGATGCAGCGCTGCATGGTGGATAGCTGGGATGCCTGGCGGGATCTGAAACCCTTCGCGCCTCGGCCTTATGGCGAGCACCCAGTATGGATTGGTTATGACCCGGCGGGGGATGGTGAGGATGGCGATGGGGCAGGGTTGGTGGTGGTCGCGCCGCCGAAAAATGCGGACAGTAAGCACCGCATCCTGGAACGCCATCGCCTCAAAGGGCGCGACTATGAAGCCCAGGCGGAGTTTATCCGCAGCGTGACTCGCCGCTATAACGTGACCTTTATCGGCATTGATACCTCGGGCCTCGGGGAAGCCGTGGCCCAGCTGGTGGCGAAGTTCTTCCCCACTGTGACCCGCTACCGCTATACCCCGGAAATGAAGTCGCGCCTGGTGATGCAGGCGCAGCAGATCATCAACAAGGGGCGGCTTGAATTCGACGCTGGCTGGGTGGATCTTGCCCAGTCGTTCATGGCGATTCGCCGGGAGCTGACCGCCTCCGGACGCCAGATGACCTACACCGCAGGGCGCAATAACCAGACCGGCCACGCTGACCTGGCGTGGGCGACGATGCACGCTTTACACAATGAGCCCCTCGATGGCCCCGCCGACCATGGCACGGGCCGTTCCCTAATGGAGATGTACGGATGAGCGACGCGGCAGCAAAGCCCCGGGTGCGCGTGCCCGCCTACGTGAAAGACACCGAGACCACCGCCGCGCCTGCCAAAGCGGAAGCGTTCAGCTTCGGCGAGCCGACGCCGGTGATCGATGGGTACGATTTTTTCTACACCGGCTGCTGGATGCTGGGTAATGAGTGGTACGAACCGCCGGTGGATTTTCCGGCGCTGGCCCAGACCTATCGCGCCACGGCGCACCACGGCTCGGCCATTCAGGTGAAGCGCAATATCCTGGTGCGTTCGTTCATTCCCCACCGGCTGTTGAGCCGCCAGGCCTTCAGCGCGCTGGCCACCGACTACCTGGTGTTTGGCAACTGCTACCTGGAGCGGATCTTCGGCCGCTTGGGCAGACTGCTGGCCTTGAAGCCTGCGCGGGCGAAGTACGTTCGCCGTGGGGCGGACCTCAAACGTTATTTCTGGGTGCCCAACTGGTCAGAGCGCAGCGAGTTCGACGAGGGCAGCATCATCCACCTGTTGGAGCCGGATATTAACCAGGAGGTGTACGGCGTGCCGGATTACCTGGGCGCGCTGCAGTCGATCTTCCTGAATGAGAACGCCACGCTGTTTCGGCGCAAGTACTACCTGAACGGCTCCCACGCGGGGTTCGTGATGTACGTCTCCGACGCTGCCCACAACCAGGAAGACATCGACGCCATGCGCACCGCGCTGAAAGAGTCGAAGGGTGTGGGCAACTTCCGCAACCTGTTCCTGTACAGCCCAAACGGCAAGAAAGACGGCATCCAGATCATCCCGATCAGCGAGGTGGCCGCCAAGGACGACTTCGCCGCGATCAAGAACATCACACGCGATGACCAGCTCGCCGGCCACCGCATTCCCCCGCAGCTGATGGGCATCATCCCCAACAATACCGGTGGATTTGGTGACGTGGAAAAAGCCGCGAAGGTGTTTGTCACCAACGAGCTGGAACCGGTGCAAGCGGTGTTCAGTGAAATCAACGACGTGCTGGGGGAGGAGGTGATTCGGTTTCGGGAGTATTCGTTGGAAGCAAGCGCTGTGTAGGGGCTATCCTGGTTATAGGTAGATTGAATAACAATTTGGAGCAGTCGTGGCCCCACAAAACGATACTGATAATTACGTGACATGCCCCGAGTGCAAAGCTCGGGTAAAAGCCCATAGGCTGAAGAAGCATCGCCGCAAGCAACACGACAAAAAACAAGCAAATCCTCAACGGCCGCTTCTGAAGGATATGACGCCAGCCCAGAGAAAAAGATATCTTGATTCCCTAGACAAGCCTGAGCGAGAGTGGAGCTCCGATGTAATGGATCGCGGCATGGTAAGCCTGGGAGGAGGGTACGGACTAGGTCGTAGCCGCAAACATTAATAGCCGCTTCACTGGCGGCTGATCAGCCGGGAAGAGTACCTCACCCAACGTGAGATTGATCCGCGCCACCTGACGGATATCCAGCGGGCGGCACGCTTCTTCTACCTGCAAAAGCTCGCCTTCGGCGGCAAGGTCAGCGGCCAGACATTTGGCACCTCTGCCGTTTCCCCACCACGAATGAACCTGCTGCGAATTGAGGAAGATCTCAGCGCCGCCCACCTGCGCCTGGCTCGTACAGTGGTCGAGCACCTGGACTGGGCAGAGTGCATCAAACGCTATGATCGGGAAGGCACGCTGTTCTACCTCGACCCACCGTATTGGGGAACAGCGGGCTACGGTCGCGACTTCCCGCTGGAGGAGTACTACCGTATGGGTGAGCTGGCCCGAACAGGGCAGGGCCAGTTCGTGATCAGCGTCAACGATACGCCCGAGATGCGTGATGCCTTCAAAGGTCTAGCCATCGAGACAACCGAAATTCGATACACTGTAGGGCAGAAGGCCACAGAGCCGCGGGGGGAGCTGATCATCAGTAACCGCTAGGCCAGTATGGCTCCAAAGCAAAGCCGCCCGATGTGGGCGGCTTCTGTATTAACCCTTGGTACGGCGGGGATCGGAGCTACGAGGGTAGGTCCTCTCCTCCTGGTAAGTCCCATCTTGCTTTCTGATTTTGACTGAGCCTTCCTTGTCCTTCATGTAGTCACGCATTTTGTCCGTGACTGCTTCTTTCGTATCCGCCCGCCTAAGCGCTCGGTCGCTGCCTTCCTTGCCAAATTTCCAGCCCTTGTCATCCTTTGAGATATCGTATTTATCCATTTGGAAAACTCACAGGTTATGGCTTCACTAAACCACCTTAGACTATAAAATCCAGCCTTGCCCACCCCCTGGCGCGCCGTCGACTCCCCGCC